CATTTCGTTTAAAGTAATTTCTGAAGAGTTAGTAGCCTGTGAAAAGCTAAAACCGTCTAGAACTGGGATTTCCCAGATATTAGCACCCTGTTTCAGATACACTTTAGTATTTCTTGAAAAATGTAATAAATCTGCCATAGTTTATCTCCTATGTATCTTGAAAAGACTTGGACGTGAACTTCTGTTCGTGCCAGTATTTTCTAGTATCGAACCTCAATAAGCATTTCTCCAACGCCTAAAGGTTCAAGTACACCTTCGTCAGTATCAATACTAACTATAGTGATTTGTTGAGTATGTTGGGTCGCATTTGAGCGATCCTTATACGATAATCTTGAATTGTTTTCTAAAACTGTTTCTACATCCTCTAATAACTCATCGAGTGCTTCAACAGCGTCTTCATCTTGTACGTAGCATCTAAGAGTTATGGAAAGGAACCTATCCTTATAACCTGCGCTTTGATATTCTCGTGTTTCAGATCCTGCATTTAGATGAACTGCCGGGAATTCCTCGACTTCATCCCAAAATTTTAAACGGGGGGATACATTACCAGCTAAATCACTTAGGTAAGCTCCTGATCCATTTATATCTTGTAACTTAGAAACAAGAGCATTAACAATACCCAAACGTCTTGTTGTATAATCTCTTGTAGCCATTAAACTCTCCTAGTATAAAATCTTCCAATAGCAAACTGTGTTGCAATTTCTCGGATAGATTTATCAATTAAATCTCTTGGGTCTCTGTCACCATTAGCCCAAGGTGCGATACCTGCTCCATCTTCAAAAACCCCGTAAGGGCTTCTATCGTAGGTATATCCAATACTAGGATAGCCTTTGGGAGTTTGAGTTACATCAGTTGCTCTTACACTATCTGCGAAACGTCCCGAACGATTTACAAGAGCAGGTTCTCTCATGTTTTTTCTTACTGTATCTGGAAGCTGTTTATTTAACATTGCTAACAGTTGTAAGGGCTGGGATGCTGAGCTTGCCCCTTTTGTTTTTCTTGCCTTCAACTTAGCGGGAAGTGCGGCTTTACCTAAACTTTGTATAGAGGTCTTAGACCTTTTTGCTCGGGCTTTTGAACTTCTCTTAGCTTGTGCACTTTTATTATCTGTCTTAGTACTCTTGCCTTTTACAGTTATGTGTTTTTTATTTTTGAAAGGCTCAAGTACTTCTTTACGAGTTTTCTTTATAAAAACTTCTTTAGGGGTATCAGATCCTTTTAAGTTTTCAATACCTCCCAGCTTTTTAACTGCTTTCTTTATTTGTGCCTGTAACTGTCTCTTTCGGGCTTTTAGTACTGTGCCCCCCTCCCTGTTATCTTTTGCGGACTCTAGCTCAACAGTATAAGTATTTATTCTAGCATTTTTGATTATACTTATATCAATCCCCAGGTTTTGCATCTCTCTGCGAATATCTGTTTCAGAAAGTGCATCCCCCGAATCTGTATAAGCACCTTCATTCTCTAAAACATTCTCAAAAGCATCTCGGATAAAAGACTCAACAACACTCTTCCCTTCAATATGCCCTAGTTGTATTTCTTGTCCTGCCGCTTCTCTAGTTTTTCCGCTTTTGGTTCTTATAGCCTTACTCTTTTTTCTCCCTGTAGTGGGATTTGTAAATTCTTGAGTATGTAGATACTTTTGTATCTCTTCAAAGGTTTTCTTTAGTAAAGGCCTATAAGAGTTATATATTTTATGGTATATAGAATCTGGATCACCAAACTTAGTATACACCTTAGTAGAAGAAGTAAAAGTCATTCTTACATAAGTCTTTCCTGATACTATCTTTTTATTCTCAGCTTTTACTTTACTTAATTTACCTTTTAACTTACCTAATAGGTTTTCAGCTTCCTTATTTATTACAGATAGGTCTTTATTTGTTAAAGGTATTCCCTGTGCAGCTGCCTGTATCTTTACTTGCTTTGCAAACTTACTAGACGTAAACCTAAAAATATGAGCTCTTTTATTTGCATTCACGCTTCGGTACTCTGATGAATTAGCGGAAAGCTCTTTGTCAAGCTTGCTCAAAAACTTCAGTAAGCTAGACTGACTCATTAAAAATTCTTATATAAATCCAAGATCCTTTTAATATGATCTGGGAACGCGACATTATCACGCTGACTAGAGGATGAGTTATTCTGTAAAGTTGCTCCTGCCATAGTCTGACGAGACTTATGCTCATCTTTATGGTAGTAAGTTACTAAATCAGTTACTGCTAGTTTTAAATCTTCTGGGCAAGAGGCATAACCTGCGTTATAGGATACTTTTACAGCACCTGGACCACTTGCCCAGTTTTTTGCTGCTCCACCAGAAGATACTCTATAAATAGTATCTGTTGCATAGTCTACGTAATAGTCTGTATTCTCTACAAGAGTAGTATAAGTAGTGGATAAGTTACTTCTTTCTTCCACAGAATGTACTGTGATAACAGGACTTTCTGTAAGCTGTGCAAGATTAGAGGCCCAGTTTATGCTTAAAGTCTCTAGTTTTTTATTATTTGCTGGGTCTCCCCCTGTTGCTGTACTATAGAAAGTAGTTATATTATTTCCACAATAAGTTCTTACTAATTGACTCACGGATGTAATCAAAGACTCTAATTTCTCATCGTCTTTGGTAGACTGAATCCCTAAAGAGATTTTATAGTCTGCTAATTGTATTAGATTTGCCATGTATAAGTCCATTAGTAAAAACTTGGGGGAGAAAATCTCCCCCTCGTTTTATTACTCTTTTGCGATTAAGATGCAGCGTATTCGATACGTACAGCAGGTTGAGCACCGGCGACACCAGCATAAAGCTGAGTAAAGCCCAGAGATTGAGAAGCTACAATAGCAGTACGCTGATTGGCAGTTTCAAATTCGCTGTCGATGCTTACACCACGAAGACGAGGCATAACATAGTTGTTAACGTTAACGGCAATTGCAGCAGTCTTGTTAGCAGCACGTGAGAACGTGTCAGTAACAACAACTGGAGAACCGTATACGGAACCAACAACACCAGTAATCTTAGTAGCTAGATCGTTACCAACTTCACTAATATCATTGAACTCTGAGTCGTTGACAAGATTGTAATACTCTTCAGTACTTACAATGTATGCAACGTCAGCAGGGTTGATACCATACTTGCCCATCTCACCACGAGCAGACATCAAGTTAGCTGCGGTAAGGTTAACACTGCCATCAATAGCCAAATCGGTTACAGAAGTTGAGTCAGCAGCATACTTGTTGCCAGTTCCATCAGTTCCTACACCAGTAAAGCCTTGAACTGCAGCAGAACCGATAGTGATAGTGCTGTCAATTGCACGAGCGTGAGCACGGCCTAGAGCAGACAAAATCATAGGTAGAATAGTAACAACTACTTGCTCATCAGTATCCGCACCAATGTAAGTACCTGAAATTAGACGCTTAGCAAATGCAGTAACTTCGCGAAGCTCAAACTCGTTAGCAGCTACTTGTGTAGCATTCTCAAGGATGCCATTGCCAATACCGCCAGAAGAGAAAGTAGCTAGATTAGTGTCGTCCATCAAAGGAATAACGGTAGCGCCAGAATTAACCTGAAGTTCACGGAAAAGGTTGGCTACTTTTTGCTCTAGCTTAACTTCTTCTTCAAAAGCAGTTGATACGATAGTATCAAGAGTACCTGCGTTAGTATCAAACTGAACACCAGCTTTTTCGATTAGGCTCTTACCAAAGTCAGTGCCGTCGATAGCTTTGCCAGTAATTTTACTAAGTACAGAAGCTTGTAGGAACTCTTTGCCCCACTTGCTCATGTCACTGCCGCGATCAGAGAAAGAACGCTTGCTGTTCTGCATAGCAGTAATTTCAGCAGTCTTTTCTTCTAACTCTTTCTTATGCTGTGCCATAACTTCGGCAATGTCTGCGTCTTTTGCAGTCATTTTAGCTTCTACGTCTGCCATTAGGGCTTCAACGCCGGTTGTGATACCAGTGTTTACTACGGTTTTAATTGATTCTGCTTCTAAAGCTTTCGCTTCGTCGGCTGCTTGAGCTGCTTTAGCTTGTGCTTCGTCAGCTGCTTTTTGCTCGGCTTGCTTCATAGCAATCTTAGCAGCAGTATCTTCTGCTACTTTTTTTGCAAAAGCTTCCAAGTCGATGTTTTGATTATCCATCTTGATCTCCTGATCTGCGGATTTCTCCGCGCTTTTCGGTGTGTGGTCACTAGCTATATTTGAAGAAGTATCTTCGTCCTTAGCCAGAGACTGACCGGCTAGATCTACACGATTTGTGAAAGTTTTTTTGAAATCTTCATACTCACTCTCTGAGTTGAAAGACTTCGCGAGCGAAAAAGTAGCTGACTGATTACAAGGTACAGATACAACTGATACCTCAAATAATTCAGCGTCCTTAATCATTAGTCCGTCGGTTTCCTTTATGTAATCAGCATCCTTGACTCGGAAACCTACGGAAAAGGCCCCAAGAACACCGTCTTTAACTAACTGTGCAACATTAGCAGGCGCAGCCTTACTAATCTTACATTCTAACTCCAAGCCATTAGGTCCAGCTTTTAGACCTGTGGCTCTACCAATCGGCTTATCATAATCATGATTAAACAGAATGATTGGATTTTTTTCAAAGTTTTGCAAGCCACCTTTCTGCCAAGCTTCTGCCGAGATTGTATCGCCTGCGCGATCGAACTCAGTAGTGCTTGCCATACCACGGATCATAATAGAACCGTCATCTGCTTCTGCAGACTTAAAGGTGGAAGTAAGACTAAAAATTTTATCCATCTTTTTTCTCCACTTTAACTTTAGCAGGCTTAGCGGCTACAGGCTTTTTAGCAGGTATTGGCTTAGCAGGTGCTTTAGTTGATTTTAATACCGGAGCAGGTTTTTCAACTTTTACCGGTTTTACGTCAAGATGTTTTATCTCGTTCCATACAGGACTAGCTTTGAGATAGGTTAGCATAGAAGCATAAGTACGAAATATACCTTTGATCCTTGTACCTAAAACAGGTTGAGGTCTTTGCTTTAAGTACTCTGCTTGTGTGAAAATTTTCCCTTCTTTCTTAAAAAACGCTGCCAGCTGTCTAGCGGCTTTTCTTGCTCTTATTTTATTTCCTATCATTCTTCTGTCTCCTCGACTGGTCTTCCACCCTCTTCTGGGTTTGCTGCAGAGCCTGCAATATTAGCAGGGATGCGGATATCTTCTGTTCCATCTATGGGTGCGAACCCAAGACGCTCTCTAGCTTCTGCAGCTGTAATAATACCGCCGTTTACTAGTGAAGTATAATATGCTGAAGAATCCCGTAACTCGGGCTGCAAAGCAGGAATATCGGTAATGTCTTCTCTACACTCGAAACCAAAGTGTCGAGTCATTGCAAAATTAATTTTTCGGACTATAGGTAATATAGTCTCAAGATAGTAGAGACGTAGATTAGGACGAATATTAGCATTATTACCAGAATCCATTAAAATTGGAGGGATTCCTAATGCTTTTAAAATAATCTTCTCGTTTTCTTCTATCGCACTTTGAAAGTCTAACTCTTTAAAATTAACATTTGCTATTTTATCAATCTCTAAACCACCGTCTAGTATCAGAGGGCGTCTACCTCCAGTATCGGGGCGATAACGAGATTGCCAGGATACCATCATACGTTCTTTAATCTTTTCTGATAAAGTATTAGGTGATTTAAGTACTAAACCGGGTACAGCTCCATTCTTAAAGAAGTTATCTTGAAACTGTCTCATTGACGCCATAAGCTTCATGGTGCGGTGCGCCGGCTTTAAACGTGGAACTCCTCTATAAATAGAGTAGAAAGAGTTCTCTTTAATATGAATAATCTCGTCTACACTAAAGGTAGTATCGAGAAGGGTGTATTTTTCTACATAGGTCTTTTCATCTGCGTGTACCTTAACCTTAGCAGCAGGAAGATGATACATATGTACGCCATCAAAGTAGATAAAAATATTACCGTCTATTAGATAGTCTGTGATTAAATTTCTGCGAAAAGTATTGATATCCTGGTAAGGGTTAGGTTCACGATTAAGTAAGGTTTCAACCTTTACTCTTTTAATGCCTGCAACAACTCCTTTGACAGAGCCTGGAGCAACAATAGTAGGAATCTCAGATACATCATCTACAATCATATTTACACCGCGGTTTACGACCTCTAACTCTTCGTAAGCGCGTTCGTAGCTGATAGTATGCTCTCTAGAAGATTCGATGGTCTTTGCATCGAGATACTGAGCAGGATTCAACTTCTCTTCGACAGGTGTTTTACTAAAAGGATTATACCAAGCCATGTTTTTCTCTTTGAATCTCAACCCAGCGCATCTGTTTTTTAGCTGTTCCTAGCGCAGGATCTTTTCCGTAAATTGAATGAAGTTTTAAGTGGTGAGTATGACACAAAGTAGACGTGTGTTCATATAGCTCAGCATGATGTTCTTCTATAAAGTCCTCCCGAAGTGCTTGTATATATTCAGGATTATGATTATTCTTTTTCATCCATTGATTCAACAATGGTGTAAGACTGTAAAAGTGGTGAAAGTCTAACTGCTCTGTTACACCGCAAATCTCACAAGAGGAACCCTTCGCATACTTAGACTTTGCCTTATCTCGTACATACTTTACAATATCACGTTTTAACTTAGGCATTTTCCTCTGGTTCCTTTATTTTTCATTTAAAGAATTATATCGACTTTAAGCTAACTTGTCAATAACTATTTTTGAGCAGGTATCGCTAGAAGGATACGTTTGCTGTTTGGAATGAATATAATGCGTAGCGTAAGGCATCAGCCATATGAGACGCCATATTATGCTTCGGTTTTTCCTTCATTAGATTAGGATTCGGATCCCATTGATAGGCATCAAGGCAGGCAAGGGACTCTTTACATTCTTGATCAACAAACAGGTTGTCGTTTTCAATAACTCCTGATACATATCCAATTCCGTCAAGCACAGACTTCTTCGCGTTGATGGTGGAAATATCGTAGTTTTGTGCGAAATCAAACCTTGTTTGCTGAGCAGCTGAATCAATATAAATATAATCAATATCCCAACGGTCAATGAGTTTCTGGATTTGGGCAGCGTGCTGTTCAGTAGTTCTTTCAGCATTAAGATATTCATCAACTAAGTAGTATTTTTCCGTATCCCAGTCATATGCAATTACACATAATGCTGTAGGATCTTTATAACCCACATCCAAACCCGCAAAGACGTCCATTCGAGAAGTATCAAACTGAGACAAGTCTTTTACTTGTGTCTCAAAATTAAACTTCCAAATCTGCCCTTCATAAGTATTAAAGTCAGCTTCGTACTCCTGCTTAAACTCTGCTTCTGACATAGACTTTCTTGCTTCATCAATGTCTGATTGAGACATACGAGGGTTATCTTTATAAGTTGCTCTGATACTGCACCATTCCGGAAAGTCATCAGAGAACCCCCTATAGAAAAACTCTGAAAACCAGTTATTACGTCCACGAGGGGTAGAAATAAATATAGCTTTAGAGTTTTCTTTATCTAGAGTAGGTCGTAGAGCTACATTGAAAGCGTCTTTGCCGTCTGCAAGTGCTGCTTCATCAAAAATAATAAGATCGTAGGATCTACCTACACAGGAGTCTACTTGATTAACGGAACCCATTCTCACTGCAGAACCATTGGAAATTTCAATAACTTTATCTTTTGCATTATCTTTAGTAACTTCTAAGTCAAAATGCTTGATTAGGTTTCTCTGTAGATCAAAAGAAATCTGAGACAAGGAGTAGTTAGGAGACATGATTAAGATATTAGACCCAGGAACTAAAGAAACTAGCTGGCCTATAATATTGGCAATATATGTCTTGCCCTGCCGCCGAGATACAGCGGCAGAAACAAAACGATATTTAGGGTTGTTAATCGCGTTGATAATTGCTATCTGCGAAGGCAACGGTGTGATGTTCAGTAGATCCAAATAAGGATCTACTGGGAGTTTTAGAAACCTTGACTCAGATCTTAATTCAACTATTTCGTCAGAGACAATATCTCTCCGACTTATTTCAACTGCCATTCTACAACCTTTCTAGTAATATATCGAAATTTACAATAACTTTAGAGTTAGACGAAGAGGTAATTGCTCTAAAATCAATATCTGTTTTTGGAGATAACTTAATGGGGACAGCAAACGTATTTGATGATGAACTCTGGTAAACGTCCATTTGTGATTTCAACAAAAAAGAACCCCCAAACTTTTTAATATATAAATCTAATTCCGCATCATCGTTTTTACCTGATCCTGCAGTATACATAACTAAGTATCCTACTTTGTTTGCTGGTACTGTGTAAAAAGCCTGTAAAGTCTGATTATCTCCTACGCCAATGTAAGATACTACATCTCCATCGGTAGCTCCAATTTTTGCACTAATATTACCTGCATTTGCACCGTCTTGATAAATCATTCTATCCATACGGATAAAAAGACCTGAGGTCACAACGTCATCAGTTCCAGTTAGAGTAATTGTCTCTACTAAAGGCAGAAAGTTTGCGTCTAGACCTTCTATTCTTAATTCACCGGTGTCAGACGCATGACTGGACGAGCAATGAAGAACAGCTGCTGAGGTAAGAGAAGACCACGGATATAAACCGCCATGCTTCCAAATAGTCTCTTTCGTGCTAGCATTTAGTGCGGGGTTCTGTCCAAACTTATGTACGGATTCGTACCCTTCAAATTTTCTACGTGCTACTAATAAACCTGTTTCTGAAATCATTTTATTTTTTTCCGAATGCTTCCTTTCCATAAAAAGCTGCTACTATAGCTGCCACGGATACGAAGTATGTGGGTGCCATATCACCCAGGGTTTTAGATGCATTACTCAACCCTGACATCTCCGCTAGTACTACGGCGAATGGGTATAGTAACATTCCTCCAAGAGCAAACCAGGCCATGTTACGTTGAGCGTCTCTCATAGCATCTTGGTCTTCCAACTCTTTTCTTTTTGCGTCTAGATGGAGAGCCAACTCTTCCGTCGAGATGTGCCCGTCCCCATTTAGATCTGCTTTTTCTAGCCCTTCAACAGTATTTACCATTTTACTTTATTCGCCCAGTATGCTGCTGACATTTTGCCTTTGGCAATGTTCTTAGCGTGTCTTGCTTTAAACGACGCACGTTTCTTTTTCATTCTATCAGACTCTCCAGCCTTCGGCTTCCCTGCCGTTTTAGCTCCCTGCTGGCCGAAGCGAATAGTCTTAATCTTATTACCTACTTTTGCCACAACAATATGTGACTTTTTAGCATGGCCTGGTGTACGTTTAGGTTTATTAAAACCAGATACTCCTGCTCTTTTTATACGGGAGTCTTTCTTTTTACCTTTTCTTTTTCTTGCGGCCACTGCTTTTTCTCCGTTTCACGAATGTACTTACATTACGTGGCTTGCCTCCAGGGTTGCCTGCTTTTCGTTTTCTACGAATTGCTGACTTTCTCTGGGCTGGCGTCATACGAGCTGCTTTTGCTGCTGGCACGCATTTAGGGTATCCTTTACCTTTTGCTTTCTTTCTGCCACACTTCTTGTAGCCTCCGCCTTTCTTTGGACGGGAAATATCTACCCACTTTTGTTTAAACCACTTCTTAAGTCCTGAGGTCTTTCTCATTTCTTAACCCCCATGCGGTACTTGCCCCCACGCCTTTTATATTCTTTAACCAGGAACGCATTTGCATAAGCTGAGGGATAGACTTTAAATTTTCTTTTTACCGAAGCTTTTACCGCTGAATACAGCTTTTTGTTTGTCGGTATTGGTTTCTTTCTTGCCGTCTTCCTCTTTGACTTTCTCTTCTTTGCCATTATCTAGTCCCTGTGCTAAGATATAGTCTAAAGCAGCTTGTTCAGTATTGAACTTATGTAGTTTTCCGGACTCGTCTCTATAACGCCATTTTCCGCGTATCTGCTCTACTTTATTCATTACTTACTCCTTTTCTTTGGCTTTTTCTTTTTTGGGCGACCAACTGTTGATCCGTAAGTTCCTTTACCTTTTGGCATAAATATCTCCTAATTTAACTGGGTTATCAATGTAATAATGACACCCGCCAGGAACATGATTACTGTTCCACCTATACTCATCATTCGTGTCTCTATACGATTAAGGGAGTCCTCTACATCTGTGAGACGAGAAAAACACGTTTTCCAACGCTCCTCGCACTGCACTTCATGAGCATATAGACCTTTTTCAAGATCATTGACTTTTTCACTCTGTTCCACTTAGTAGTTTCTCCATCAGCTTACCATAATTGCCTTGTCCAAAGGGAACAGCTTCATTAATCTGTACATTGGTTTGGTTTTTTATGTTGCTGCCTTCGGCTTTCTCGAGATCAGCCTGCGCCTTTATTTCATCCATTCGCATTTTATGCGCCATTTGTAATAGGTCAGCCAAGTCTTTACTAGAGTATACACCAGATTCTTCTGCTTCTTCTAATTTAGCAGCTATCATATTGTCTAACAGGGATCCGATATTGTTTTTATTACGGTAGCCCATATCTAAGTAAACAGTGTCTATATACTTTTTCACTTCGCGTTTATTTAATACTTCAACTACTGCTGTTTCAGGTACTTGAAGGTATTCGCACACCCCTTTTATATTGCCAAACTGTAGATAACTGTTTGCTATCTCCAGTCCTTCGGGGGAAATTGTAGTAAGTTCTTTTGCCATGTCTCGTATTATACTAAGTTAGGGGTAAATTGTCAAGAAATTTTTTTCTTAGGTTAGTCTGCAAGTGGGTTATCAAGTGCTTTTTGCAATTTATCTGTAAGTCGTCTTTCCAGATCCTTTAGTTCTCTATTGTGGTCAGAGATTAAAGAATCTCGTCTAGTTTCAAATCGTTCACTTGCCTTGTCTATCATATCTCGTACTTTTTCTTCAGAGGTACGAACTTTATCTTCTGCTCTATCCGCTTGTTTTTCAATACGCAAAATATCATCCCGTAACCCAGATTTGATGTCTCGTGTATATTCAATCGCATCATCTAATTTTTGAACTATCTGAACATTCTTGGCGTCTATAGCGTCTACATCTATATTCTGTACAATTTCTTTCATGTCCATATAATCTTTGTAAAATTCAAAACCTGCCCAGGAAGCTCCTCCAAGAGTTGAAAGGGCGGTTAATACTACAGCCATTTTTCCTCCTTTAAAGGTCATTCCTGCAATTTCAAATTCTGCCATTTTTATTTCTCCTCATCATCTACAAACTGTAGCTCTCGTAGTTTTGCAACTTCAGCCTGTAGCTTCTGTACTTCTAAACGTTTTTTTGTTAGCTCCAACTGATACAGAGTGTTACAGTTGATGCGTTCTTTCGGCCCTCCGATTGGAATGTTTATACGGGCGTATACTCCTACGTCTCGCATTTCAGTTTGACTAAAAGTATTAACTTGCGTACTATAAGGGTCGTCTCCTTGTTCAATAATGCCTACTACACCAAATTCTAGATTTGTTGAAGAGCCTATTGCATTTTGACAATCGAGACTACCTGCTCTAATTTTATCGGTAGCATGAGACTGGGATGATTGAGGTATGTTAAGGTTTAGTGAACCTTGTGCCCAACTCCAGCTACTTAATAGTAGTCCTAATATTATTAGTTTTCTCAATCTTACCTCTTATTTAATTTTTGAGCAAATCCTTGATGCTAACATTGTAGGTACTTCTGTACCTTTTACAATCTTTGATTTAGTACAAATATATAGAGCTTTTTGTTTATCTTTGTCTCTAACATAGATTACTATCTCTTTATGATCTAAATAATCTAGTTGTATAATTCGGCTCTCTGTAGCAAACTTTACAGTATTCCAGTCTTTATCGTAAACTTGAACTGAATAATAGTTGACATCCTTTCTATTATTAAACATTTTCATATCAGCCTTTAATACTCCTGATATATAGGAAGGTTCCAACATAGGATAAGTAGGGGTTAATTGGTGGCCCCATGCAGAGCCACCAATTACCACAAGACTTAATACAGTCCAGAGTCGCATTATAGAGCAATACACTCAGCAGTTACAGTGGCAGAGTAATCGCCCGAAGGGAAAGACTTACCATAACCATAATCTGCTTGAGAAGTAATGTCGAACCATACGCTACCTGCTACAGTAAGTTCATACTCAGTAGTATTGTTGTACTGTACTTTATTGGTCTCGAAGGCAGCCATTTGCTCATCAGAAGTCTGACTTACAACTACTTGACCTTCCCAGTTTACAACGTCTCCGAGAGAGGGGCCGCTTGTAAAGTTATCAGGATAAGTTAGTACTGCTTTATATTGTTCTGCACTAATAATGTCGTAACGAACTACCGGTACCACACCACCATCTGCAGGGTCAGTACTTAGTACGCTTGGTGAGGGGTTACCGTATACGCCTGGAGTATCCACATTAATAACACACTTTGATGCTACAGAACCAGTAATAGGTACGTTTGCAAAAGCTGCACTAGAAAGTAGAAGTCCTGCTGCTAACATAGATTTCTTCATAGTATAATCTCATAAGTGCCGAAGCACCCTTTGATAATTAATTATCATATTGTGATTGTATCATTTCATTGTGCAGTTTTTGCTGAGTATAGTTAACTCGTCTTCCTTCTTTATTGTCTGGCAACTCTGCATCAATCAGCTGCAAAACGTCTTCATACTCATTACCTTCTAAAGGGTTATAGTATGAAGCAGGGAATAAGTTTATTGCAAAATACGCTGATTCCTGCATAAAAGCATGGTCAGACATAGCCTGCATATTGATACCACCGAGGAGTTTTTCTATATTAACTTTATTATTTTTTATTCTTTGTTTTCTTTCGTATTCTTCCTCTTCCTTTAACGCAATCTGTCTCTCTAGTTCTTCCTGTATATACTGAGCCTGTAAAGGATCTTCGACAGTTGGTAAAATATCATCTAAATTGTACTCTGGCATATAGTCAGGGCACGAAGGATCTGTCTGAGCGTCAAAACAAGGATCATACTTATAAGTATAAACCAGGGAAGGGTCAGTAACTGTTCCTTCACCTTCAACGACTATCGAGCCAGGTCCCCAATATTCGATAGGCAAGGGAGACGCGGGTACTATTTTTTTAATAGTATTGGAAGGTAAGCCTGTCCAATCGTCTGTATGCCTAAAAATATATCCTCCATTGATTGCATCTTCATTCTGAACATGAACCAACATAGTATCTTCTGTATTCTTTTCTGTACTATACTTATAAATTACGTTTTGTATAGTAAGTCCTGCTTGTTGAGGCAGAACGTTTTGCATCGCCCAATTATAGGCAGATACTCTGGACTGCCCGTAAATTGTTTCAGAGTAAGAGGAAGAACAAAGCAGCGATGCTGCCAACACCCATAAGGGTCTGTTTTGTTTTCTCATCCATCTGCTCCTCTGATTCTATTTCCGCAGGCGTATCTTCTGTGTGTACCGCCCAGGCAGCTTTTGCGTCTTCTCCAATTAAACCTTGGTAAGGGCATGGAGTACCTGCATTCATCATTGCATCAAAAATGCGTTCATCTTGACACATAATAGATACTGCGGCAACTTTCATACCCATATCATAAAGAGTCTTTGCGTTCTTTAATTTTTCGCAATTCATGTCTCTTATGGTAGTACCCATAGATATACCTAAGATCTGAGTTTGCACCGCACCCGCAACTCCTACCGTACAAAGATCGGAGTTAGATATATTCATTGTCGGCGTTATAGCGGACGGGGGTGGAGACTTCAGCGTAGTGGTGCTATTAACATCACTAGTAGAAGTCGATTCCGTAATAATTGTATCTTCTGCTGCCAGAACTGACAATGGGAGGCAGAGAAGTAGTAAATAGCGTAATTTCATTAGTAACCTATAAGTTTTTTATTTAAAAATTTAATACGTCCACTATACCACTTTTAGCAATACTTGTCAAGATATATTTTCGACTAGTAGCGCCAGATTTTTCTTGCAATGTCTTGGGCAAGTTCGGGTAAATCGCTAATATCCGTGCGTCCATGCTCTTCCAGCATACGACCTCTACGGATTCTACGAGTCTTGACAATGGGGAGATCGTCATCTTCAGTGTCATCCCACATATCTTCTAAGTGTACGGACAGAAAAGGCTCGAAAGCCTCTTGAGAATCGTCGCCAGGGAATACTTCTACTTTAAGTAGTCTAGTTGTTTTAGTTATTGCCATAATTATCTCCAGATAAAGTTTGCTACATCTTGTACAAAAAATGGATAGACTGTTACGTCTGCTCCTCGTTCTATGTTTACTCTTCTAGCTTTTTTAATTGGGAGTGATGGATCCTCTGGATCGTCCCAAGTATCTACAAGAGTGAGTGATAGTGCGCTAGTATTTGTGGGTTCTCTTACCACTATTGAAATATTAGACACTTCTGTTGTTTTAGTTATTGCCATTTTGAACCCCCCTTAGTAAGTTCTTATCTTTACATTATTGCCGTCTCTATATAGGCCGTGTCGAGGTACTCCACCGACAGCTGCAGCAGTGTCGGTGGAGTAAGAAGGACTTGCAGACAAGGCTTCCATAATTATACCAGAAAAACCAGAAGTTCGACGTGCTACTACTAAAGAATTAAAGTCGTTATTTAAGGTACCCGTACCTACAACGAAGTGGTGATGTCCTATATTAGTTCCCGTGCTAGTTACATAGATTCTTCCTTCAGCATTGCGGCTACCTACTACGACACAGTCCTCGCTTAAAACATAAGCTGAGTTAACTAGCTGTAAAGGAGTTTTTAAGTTTCTTCCTATTGCTGTATTCCCAGAACCAAAAACTGTGTTACCCTGACCAATTGCAAAGCTAGATTGTGCCCCTACCTCAACTACGTTGTTCCGCCCAAAAGCACCTGAATTAGTACAAGAGGGTTGCATCTCATGGCTTGCACCGATAAGTACGCCGTAACCACCTCCAGTGCCTATTGTATTTTTTAGACCTAAATTGACAGAATGTGTTGCGGATGTACTATTCTGACTGCCTACAGTAATGGAACCGTCACTGCCATTTTGACCGTAACTGCATCCCCAGACGATAGAAGCCCTGCCGTGGTTTCTGGGTGTATGATATACGTTGCTTTCAAATTGAACACTACCTCCGGTTAAACTCCAAGCGCCCTCTGCACTTACTGCAGACTGGTCGCCAAACATAACTGCGCCTTCACCATGATTAAGGGCGCGGTAAATACTATCGTTGCTGCTATCATAAATACCTCTAGACCATGTAAAGGAAAAGTCTCTGGTAGCTGCTACGAAATTACCTCCTGCAAAGATATTCTTAGAAGTTGAGCCTAGGCCTACGCTCACGTCTTCTCCTAGTGCATACATACGTATCCCTTGAAGCTTAATTGAGTTTCCCAGTGCTAACGAAAATTTCGAGCCAACGTAGGCTAAGTGCCCTGTACCTACCATTACATTAGTCTCTCCGAGATTAGTAATATTAGTACCTATACACATACCGTGTTTAAGGTCCTGGTTTACCATTAGATCACCGGCCGTGTAAGTGCCTGTTATATCGTCTCCAACATGTACACCTTCTGCGGTTGTGTGTAGGCGGAGTGTTTGATCTGTGTTCGCGGCTGTGGCATTACCATAATGAAGTCTAGTCTGTCCTGTAATGCCTGGGTGTACATCGATATCTCCAAGGTCGGAGCTTTTTTCTCCAAATATGATACCATTTCCGGACGATGTAATTATGTCTGCTTCGGAAGTACCTGTCTGCATACGTAAAGCGGTTAGTTTTGCTGAGGCTGTTCCTGCTGCCAAAACTGTTTGCACTTTAGTATCTGTGTAGAGCGCGTCTGTCAAACCTGTAACAGCTGATTGAGGTATTGCTATATCTACAGTACTAGTTGCAGTAATTTGTCCTTGCTGATTTATATTAAGAACAGGTACAGAGCTTGCAGCCCCAAGGGCGCTGACAGACTCAGTAAGTGTATTTGTTATATTAAAGTATACGGCAGGATCATTTTGTGCTTTGATCTCTGTGGTGATTCCAGTTCCACCCTGTAACTGGAAAGTTTCGCTATGTGGAATGAAAAAGTCAGAGTTTCCTTGATCAGCAGAAAAAGTAAGTACACTTGTTCCTATTTGATCAAAGCTGTTCTGAACAGTAGAACCTGTGAGCCAGGAGTCTGCAGCGTGAGGTGTACTCATAGCTGTTGCGCTTGAGGTTGCGAGAGAAATCCCACGAACCTCAACGGTCGTGACGACGGGCGAAACATCTACACTCGTAACTTGTTCAGTAATAAGTGTAGTGTCTTGCGTTGCGCCAATCTCAACGATTGTTACATTATCAACAACAGTTACTTCAGTTATATTTTCAGTAGCTGTTACAGTTGTAGTACTAACTGTAGGTGATACGCTAGTAACATTCTCAGAGATTGCAACCGTCACGCCTTCAGACATTAGCGTGTTACCTCTCTTCGGATACTAGCCGTACCTGAGATAATGCGTAGTACTTGTATGTCAGCGCCTCCTGGGGGGTCTGACGGTTCGTACAATTCGAGATCGTAATAGTAAGTACCTGCCGTCATAGCGGCGGACTGGGCATAACTAAGTGATAACTTCACCTTTCCACTAGTATCGTAAGGTGCGACGCGGCTGACACTAAAGGTCTCCGCAGCCGTAGTAGCTTCTTTGGTCGAGCGAAGCTGGGCACGGCCAAGCCAGTCTGTTAAATTCTTAGGGGTTCCGGCTTCTTTTACAGTAAGTTCAAGGGCAAAGTCGGAGCCCTGGTCAATGATTAAGTCGTAGCGTGCAGCTGTCATATGATTTCCTCCATTTGCAAATTATAGCGAAGTTGAGGTATCATGTCAAGGTTTATTTTTCCAACCTCTTTCCTCTCTTCTTGAGGTGCTCGCTAATACATGAGGATACAGCATTTGCAGGCATCTCAACGTACTTATTATTAGTTGCATATGTTACTAGGCCAGCTGTTGAGTAGTCATCTACAACATATGAATCTCCGTAGTGGATCTTTAACAAAGGCAAGTCTTTTGACCACAACTTTCCTGCAGACTTTAAGTCTTGAACAGCTTCATTAAACTTTCCCATCCACCCCCAGTCTGCATAGCCTTGAGTAGCCTGCCAAACTGTACCACCACCTTCTGTCTGGTTGTAGATATAAGTAGCTGGAGCTTCGTCATTACATACAAAGTTCAGCTTTCCGTTAAAGTGTGCATTCTTCAGCTCATAGTAGTGAAGTGTATCCTCTCCAACTAGAAATTTATTATTAAAGCGGTATGAAGCGGCAACCTTCGAAAAGAAAGTAACTCTACAATGTGCGTCGAGGTCTTCACAGTACAGTTCTTGTGTATCGTAGTACTCTTTATGGAAATCAACGAACTGAGTAGCCACATCGGGAGGTGTCTGGTTTTTTTCTAGATTAGTTTTGAGTTTTTCATAATCTATGCTTCCTGGCTCGATTGTGAAAAATTTTCGAGTTTCTTCAGAAACGGAATCAAACATTTTTCCAGTGAGGCATCGTGCGATTTGATTCTTTAAGCATATAGCGTCTGGTACAGTCTTAAGGGACGCAACGTGTTTATAAAACCAAACACCATGTGGCGTTAAGTAATCGTCTCCATCTATCTGTACGCAGTAGTCATTATCCGAATTTTCAAAAACTTCGAGAAGAGAGTTTTTACCCTGTGCCGGAGTACCATCAGATTTTGTGATATGATACTTAACTCCAAGAAGATCACAAGCCTGAGCTAAGTCACGTTCGTTCTCAGGTTTTAGGGTATTGATCACAACTTCCGCGTCACAGGGATCAAGATTTGAATAGTGTGGGGAAAAGTGTCGAAGAAGACCTCCAACATTTGAAGAGACAAGTATATAAAATTTTAACATG